GCGGGGCAGGCAGCCCGCGAGGCTCTGGCCGGGAAGGAGACGCCGTGTCCTACCCCGGCCGACTGCTCGTGCGAGCGGAAGTTCGGCTACCGCGTCCCCGGCTGCGAGCCTCGGGTGTCTGACGCCGAGGTGGGAAAGGTGCAGGTGTTCTCATGCCGGTGAGCAGGACAGAGTTCGAGTGGCGCGAGTGGATCCTCGGAGAGGGCCGCTACCGCGACAAGGGGCGTCGATCCAAGCCACGCCCAGCCCACTTCCCGCGTCTCATCCCCGCCGTCTGGTGGGCACGTCTCGCGGCGTTCCTGGCGCGGCGCAAGGTCTCTCAGACCAAGCCGCTGGAGCGTTCGATCATGGACGACTTCGGCACGCTGGCCCGCAACCCGCGCGGCGGCGTCGAAGGCGTCTACGAGGCCATCGCCTTCGGAGTGCGCTGGATCGCGCTGAACATGAACGTGGCGGACTGGACGCCGACGCCCGCCTCCTGGGATACGGTGATCAACCGGGCGCGGAACCTGGGCATCAAGACCTTCCCCTGGATGCGCTGCTACACGCTCATGGATGTGAAGGCCCTCATCCTCTGGGCAGACGTTCGTAGAGAACCGGCAGTCGGTCTCAACCTGGAGAAGGAGCTTGATCGCGGCGTCTTCAGCGAAGAGCAGGTCGTGCAGGCGGTCAGGGAGTCTGGCTTCCAGGGAGAGGTGGTCATCTTCACCGAGGGCCGTCTCTACGACAACGTGGACTGGACGGTCTTCGTGAGGGAGGGCTACCAGATCGCCCTTCAGATGTTCAACGGCGGGCCGTTCACAGGGAACGTCGGTGAACTGATCGAGCTTGCTCACAGCAAGGGCGTGGAGAACCCACGCATCGTCTGGTTCGCGGGCGGGTTCGTTCGTCCGGCTCGTTCCGGTGAGAGTGTGTACACGTTCGATGATGCCGCTGGCAGTTGGTGGCCGCGCGGCTAGGAGAAGACATGGCAGATCCCTTCCTCGATGCGGTCAACCGCATCGCCATGGGGCACTACGGAGGCGCTCCACCGGCTCGGTGGCTCTCTCGTATCTCGCCCCAGCTTCAGGCGTCACCCGCTGGGCGTAGGCTGCTCGCCTCGCTGAGCGGCGGCAGGGGCACAATGGGCCTCGGTCAGACCACGCGCGTCAAGCGCACTCCCTTCGGAACCGGATACTAGGAGGCAGAACAATGGCAAGTGCACCAGGAACTCTGAGCACCGCGCTCACGGGAACGAACAACGACATCGACTACACGGCTCGCTTCCCCGGCCATGCGTCCGCGTACCTGAAGATCAAGTACACGGATCCTGGCACGGAGACGGCTTCCGAGTCAGTGGACGTGTCCTACGACGCGGACACGGGAATCACCACGATCGACGTCACGCTTCGCAGCGTCTCTTCGGTGCTCTCGACCGGCGATCAGGTGAAGGCGGCACTGGATGCGAACGAGGATGTCCAGCGTCTCGTCACCTACGCGGACACAGCCGCGAACGACGGCTCTGGGAGCGTCACGGCGATGGCCGCGACTGCGCTCTCTGCCGGTACGCCGGACGCGGGAACCGCTGGTTACGCCGACGCGGACGAGATGGAGGACGACGGCTGGGATCCGACCAACGACGGAACCCAGTACTACGCGACCATCCACTGCGACGGTCGTGCGATCACGGTCGGTGCGGACGACTCGACCTCCGTGCTCAAGGCCTCGTGGACGTGGAAGGACAAGTTCCTCGCCAAGGCCAGCCCGCTTCGGCTGATCGGATCTGGCACGGTGGACTAGGCCATGCCATTCCGCTCTGAGAAGCAGCGGCGCTTCATGTTCGCGAAGCATCCCGAGATCGCGGAGCGATGGGTGCGAGAGTACGGCTCCAAGGTCAAGCCCTCGCACAAGAAGAAGCACCGCAAGCGGAAGTAGAATGACGCCCATGTACGTCGCCATAGTTGGATCCCGCCGGGGTGTTCCGGCTGGCGTCGTGGGCGAGTTCGTCAAGCTCCTTGCTCAGGAGGAGCCTGACGCAATCGTGGTCTCTGGTGGGGCGATGGGTGTAGATACCTGCGCCGAGCAGACCTTCCTCAACCTCGGGAGAGAGGTGATCTCCTACCGTGCTGCACGCAAGCCCGGGAAGGGGGAAGAGTCATGGCTCGCGGAGGAATGGAAGCTGGGCACAGCCTCCCCTCTCATCACCCCACTGGAGCCGACGTTCGCTGATCGAACCTCAGCGCTCTTCTATCGCAACATGCTCATCGTGGACTTGGCCGACAAGGTGGTCTCGTTCCACGCCGCCGGTTCCCCTGGCACCGCCTTCACCAAGGGCTACGCGAAGGATCGCGGCAAGCCCGTCTACGAGATGCTGGGACGATGAGAGGCTGGGCCATAGAGGTTGGGGAGTGGCTCCCTGAGTTCGACAACGAGGTTGTCGGCGTCGTGGTGGAGTCTGACTTCCCACAGAGGCGTCTCATCGCGGATACGATCTCCGAGTGCCCGTGGGAGTGCGTATGGGTCGCTCGAGCCACAGACGAGTTGGCTCGCGACGCCCTGAACAGCGCTGGCAAGGAGCACGTCGTAGCAGGTCTCAACCCCTTCTGGAAGAACGAGAAGAAGGACGTGCGTAGTCTCATGCGCGAGTGCGAGATGCTCTACGGATGTACCTTCATCCTCGTCTTCGCACGCAAGAAAGGGCAGTACAAGAAGATCTGGAGGGAGCGTCCCTCCGCTCGTGCCAAGATCACCGTCATCGAAAGGTAGACATGGGGATCCACACGAAGGCAGAGCGCCAAGAGCGCTTGCAGTACCCGAATGGGAGGTCGCCAGATGACTCGCGCTGGTACGGAAGTTCCACAACAGCCCTCGAAAGATACCCGGGTCGATACGCCGGACGAGAGGGCAAGACTGCTCGGGAGAAGCGCGGAGGAGCGAAAGAAGCGAGCGCCTAGCCCTGCGGTCATTCGCATCGCAGAGCTTCAGGGGAAGAACCCCCAGGAGCTAGCTGACAAGCTCGACCCTGACACGCTGCGTCGCACGCGCTACACGGCGCGAGAAGAGCGCACGGAGGACGGCAAGATCCGCTGGGTCAAGCCGATCTACCACGATGCCCGGTCTTCCTGATCTTCAGGCACAGGTGAACGCGATGGCGGGCAAGCAGGCAGCTATGGAGGCCGAGCTTGCTCTGCTCACGGACAACCTTGAGGCCATCGCTCAGGCTGCGGCCAACGGAGCAAGCGTTCCCGACCTGATCGACCTCACGACAGGACTCGCGACAGGAGTGAACGGTCTCATCGACTCCCTCAAGGACTGGGGCGAGGGAGCAGTCTCCCGTACCTACGTTCCTCCGACCCTTCCGCCACCCATCCCATGACCCTTGAGCGCGAGGCGCTCGAAGTCATCCGTCTGGAGCGGGTGAAGCTCGCGGCACAGTTCGACCCCAAGCCGCTCATCGCAGAGATGCGGGGCTTCGATCCGACTCAGCAGGAGTACTTCGGGTTCGAGATGTATCGACCGGAAGAGGATCCCTTCTGGCTCTCTGAGTGGGAGCCAAGAGTGTCTCTGCCGGAGGAGTCTGACGGCTGGTTCTGGCAGGGCGACATCGTGGACTGGATCATGGGGACTGGGAAGTACCAGGATGATCTAACACGCAAGTTCCTGATCCTCAAGGCACGCCAGCTTGGCATCACCTGGATAGCAGTAGCGTGTGGCCTCTGGCTCATGCTCTTCCGCCCAGGCTCGATGGTCGTCTGCTACTCCCATGAGGAGGAGGCGGCGAAGAAGCTGATCGCTCGTGCGTGGCTGATGTTCCAGTCGCTCCCCCTGTTACTTCGTAACAGCGTTACAGTGATCACACCTGACAGGGCGCAGATCCCGAGCGAGTGGATCCGCCTCCAGGACAAGGAGAGCGGAAAGATCAGCGCCATGCAGGCGCTCCCGGCGACCAAGAAGGCCGGTCACGGTGACACGGTGACGCTGGGGATCATGGACGAGGCCGCGAGGCAGGAATACGCCCGAGAGATCTTCACGGCGATCAACCCCGCCGTTTCGCGCGGAGGTCGCCTGGTCATCATCTCGACGGCCAATGGAGTCTCCAACGAGGAACTCCAGACGGGCAACTTCTTCCACCACCTCTACGTGACGAAGGACGAGAAGGGGTTGGGATACAGATTCCTCCCCTGGCACCTCCATCCAGAGCGCGGAGACCACGGAAGGCCGGTGAAGTCTGTCGGCTCTCGTCCTGTGGTCGATGGGGCGGGTAGAGACCCGGAGTGGTACGAGCGCGAGGCTATCGCGCTCCCGGAGGTGGAGCGGAACCAGCAGTATCCGCTCAACGAGGCTGACGCCTTCATGCTCACGGGGGCAACGTACTTCGAGACGGAGGACTTGCAGTTCTACCGCTCGAACACGCGAGACCCTCTCTTCCGTGGCTTCTTCGAGGCTGCGGCAACGCGCAAGGCGAACCTGATCAGAGATCTCCACGGCCCCATCCAGGTCTTCCAGCTTCCCGAGCCGGGACGCACCTACGTCGTAGGCGCAGACTCCGCCACAGGATCCGGTATGGATCGGTCTGTCGCAGACGTGCTCGACCT